ACACAAATATAGAATTTGATATACTTGATGTTGGTATGGGTGTGGACATGTCTACTTTTGAGTTTTATATAAATAATAGACAAAAATTTCCTGTGGTTACACAAATATCAAACGGATATCATATTTTTTATGATCCGACTTCTAATTTTTCCTATAATCAAGAGGTTGAAATAACAGTAAGAGTTAAAGACAAATCAGATTATCAGAACACGTTGTATGATATGTGGAGATTTTATGTTATTGGTAGTGAAGGTCCGTGGTTTGATCCTGAAAGTTTTTATCCAACTAGATGTGCTAAAGGTGTTAATAGGAAAGTTAACCCTATAAGTTTTAATGTTTACGAAATAGATAATACTGGAATTAATGCTTCTAGTATAAGGGTTTTTATAGGTGGTAGGGAAAGAAATGTTATTGTTACTCCAATAGTTTATAGATTAAACTAACTTCATTATATATAGAGGACTAAATGGCTATACTCATAGATAATTTTTCTATTGGTTTGAAAGAGTGGACAAAAGTCTCTGAAATTGTAGATTATTCTGTAGATGTAGTTGATTTGGAGTATGATGTAAATGTTTCTGGTACTTATTTTCTAATAAACGAAACACCAGTAATTACTATGTTTTCTGGTATTGATAGTGGATACAGGGCGACGTGTTCTGCTTCAATGATAAATGGATCACAGACAATTACTATACATGCAGAAAATACTTTTAGTGGTATAGAAGAAATTGACTATAATTTTTTGTTTGGGTATCATGTTGAATTTATTGACTATATAGATTGGGGACCTAATAAAGAAATAGCTATATATACAGAAGCAACAAACATGGTCACATGTCCTAACAAGGAAACATATGCTACTTATTTTAGGACAAGAGACTTACATGGAAAGGATCTTGGGGCTAGCATATTTCCAACTGGTTGGTCTGATTTACCAGCAAGTATAATACCACAAAGCAAATACTTTTTTTATGGTAATACATATAGTATTACTGTTAGTGGAGTAAAAGATTTTTCTGGAAATGAACTAGAACCGTTTACTTTTACTTTTACAATAGAGGATGTATAGGATGAGGAGATTAACTTACAGGTTTTAAGCGATAGATTATGTATTCATCATATTGATTATAACAAGAAAAATTGTTCGCCGGATAATTTAATTACATTGTGCATTTCATGTAATTCAAGAGCAAATAAAGATAGGGTAGAACATAAAAAGTTTTATAATAAACTAATTAAAGAAATTTACACGATTAAGGAGGTATAAATGTATGGCCGCAATAACAAGGTGGGTTGGCTACGACATAGACGAAGTAGGAAGTATTGGTGATGGGCGTGGTGAAGGTTGTGTTGGTACTAGAGGATATTCTATAGGTACTGCTTCTGTGTCTGATACTTTTAGTATGGGGTCTACTACAAATAGGCTTTACCTGTCAATAGATGGAGATTCTCCATCTGCATCCTACATAACTTTATATAGTGGTTCTAATTTGGACCCTAGGTTTATAGCAAGAGATATAACAGAGAAAATGCATTATGTTGCTAGAAATGAAAAAAGTAATGATCAGAGATGGGCTAATGCAGTATGTAAGTGGGAAAATACTGGAGAATACGGTAACAGGTTCAAAATATATTCTGGTACTTTGGGTGTTTCTTCTACAGTAACGGTAGCCAGTGGTATTAACACTGCACATGCTGTACTTGGATATTCCACTAAAAGTGAGACTGGTGCCGGGGTTGGTACTAATAATTTTGGTGGTACTGTTAGTGTGTCAGGCACATATTATGGTTTATTTGATGAGGTATATAAGATAGTTATCACTAATGACAATGATTATGCACGTGGTATAGGGGTTGTTGTGAAAAATATCGTGTATGATGGTACATTCACAACAGGCGGTGTTTATAATTACTCATCCGACACAACATATACGATAACGATCGATGTAACAAACGGTACAACTATGGGTCAAGGAACAGGTAATGTGCCATTAATGACATGGACAGCTTCTCCGTCTGCGGATAACTCAAGTGTTGCTACTGAGCTTCTTTACTCTGATCATTGGTATAATGTTGGAACTCGTGGTTTGATGGTTAAGTTTACGGACGCTGTATTTGCTAACGGTAGTTGGCAGGTCCCTTGTTATGAACCAGACTATACAAGTGGAAGCAATGTTACTGACCCTGCTGGTTCTGCATATTTTGCATATAGTTCTGATAGGGGTGATATGGGCGCTGCTGCTTTAACTCCAGCTTCTGGAACATGGGCTGATTTGGGCTCCAGAGGAGTTAAATTTACATTTAATCCAACATCATCGGCTGATTACTTGGGTATAAGAGATGAATTTTATGTGCTTTGTGCTGGGGTGTACCCTGGGGATCCATCTAACTATAACATAACTAGTTTGAACTATGGTAACGTTACAGTGAGTACTGAAAGTACCGTTAAGTGTGTACTGTTTGAGATAGAATCAGGTGCAGTGCAAGCCAGTACAGTTAAATTTGGATTACAAAGTCATGGTACTTTTAGTCATCATAATACTGGTAATTCAGATACTTATTTTAGATTCGGTACAGTTGGTCCGGCTAGTGTTGCTGGTACTGGTGCAATGAATGGAATAGAATGGTATCCCAATGTAGCAGCTGCTGATATAGACAGTGATACACCACCAACTTATTTATATGCAACTGAAGATAATTTATCTGTAGTTGCATCAGCAGATGATAGTGAGATGATTGGTAATACAGGGCTGGTAAGCGACCCGATATGGTTAAATATTAGACTTGGAGCAAGCGAGACAGGTGCAAATTCTTCCGTCAACTATAGACTCTATTTCGATTATAGTTAATAAAATCAAGTATTTACAGTAGATATAACCTGTAATTTATACTATTAATAGATTAACTTCTATGTAAATAGAGATTTGTATTATATTTAAGTGTTATGGAAGAGAGGATAGTTAATGTGAAAGAATTATGTAAATGTGGTTGTGGTGGTATTGTTCAATATGGTAATGAATATATTCATGGGCATAACAGACGGGGTTTAGTAAGCTATACATCAGGGACTAAGTGGTCTATGGTATATAATAAATGTGTCAAATGTGGAGCAGTAGACAGACCTCATGCTGGTAAAGGTATGTGTACGTACTGTTATAAAAAGTTTTTTTATAAAAAAGATAAAGTTAAGTGGTCTAAAAAATATGATTCATGCATAATGTGTAGAAGAGTAGATAGACCACATAAAGCAAAAGGACTATGTAATACATGTTATGTGAATGAATTGAATCGAAAAAAGGGTAAGCAAAAGCGTAATTTACATGGATGGTCTTGGTATTACGATGAATGTCAAGAGTGTGGAACAACACAAAAACCTCATGCTGGAAAAGGTTTGTGTGTAGATTGTTACGCTTTAACTAAACGAAATTCAGAAAATATTGTTACATGCCCGGTGTGTGGAATTAAAGTAAATAGGTTAAACCAGCATTTGGTTATGAAGGCTAAAAAATGCAATAAACATTTTAAGTATCAGCACGATAGACTTAAGATGTACTTTGAAAGCGACCTGAGCTTATCTTCAATAAGTGAAGAATTGGAAATGGATAAACACGCTATAACTAGGCAATTTATCACATACTTTGGTAAAACGGCTACTTACCACAGGAATGAGGTGGTTAGAAGATGTAATATTTCTGAAAAAGCGGTTATAAATAAGAATTATAAAAATATGTATGGTACCTTAGTTAAATATACATCTCCAAACCAAGGTATTATAGTCATGCGTTCTAAAATTGAGTCAGAATTTGCAGCTACACTAGAAGGCAAAAACTGGTGGTACGAAAGAGACAGTTTTCCTTATATAGATAATAACGGTAAAAGGAGAACCTACACACCTGACTTCTATATAGAAGAAGATGACTTATACGTTGAAGTTAAAGGCAACAACCTTGTAGATGATGTGGTTATGTATAAGATTAATTGGATTAACAAAAACACTGATAAAAGAATAGAGTTAAAAGTTTTATAAGAGGAAAAGATTTATAAACCAGTCAACTAAAAACTACTATGAGATTTAAGGTTAGGAAGATTTAACATAGTTAGTTTTGACAAATAACTTGTCGATTTAATGATTTAGGCGAAGGAGGGTCCATAAATGAAAAAATTT